AAGGAATTGGTTTGGTTAAAAAACAAAGGTAAGAAAAACGAAATTAGATTACCTGATGAAAATTGGAGTAATGAAAGAAGAATTCAATTGATGGATGAAGGTTGGGAAGCGAGTAGTCCGTGGTTTGAAGAGCAATTATTGGATGCTAACGGTGATATGCGTAAAATCGCACAAGAATTATTGTGTTCATTCTTAGGTAGTGGTGATAACTTCATTGCAGAAGAATACATGAAAAGAATTGAAGATAATGAGGTTATTAAAGTTCCAATTCGTCAAGAATATATGGACAATAATATGTGGATTTTTGATGACCCCGAAGATGGTGAAGATTATATCCAAGCCATTGATGCGAGTCCGGGACACGGTGAAGATTATTCAACAATCAACATATTGAAAGTTAAAGAAATTATCGAAGAAAAGGTTGTTAAAAAAGGTGATAAATTAAAAAAGGTTAAAATAAAACGTCATAAAGCAGTACAGGTTGCTGAGTATTATGGCAAAATAACACCACAACAATTAGCAGAAGTGGCTTATCAATTCGGAAAAAGATATAATGACGCATATACTGTTGTAGATATTACGGGTGGTTATGGTGTTCAAACAATTGAAAAATTACTTGAATACGGTTATCCTGAAGAAAGTATTCACTATGCTGAAGTAAGTCATAAACCATCACGTGATAGATTACAGGGTTATATTAAAAAAGGTAATAAAACACTGTCTGATGGTAGTGTAATTAAAGTAGATTTAATTCCGGGATTCTATATTGGTAATAACAGAGCATCTGTATTACTTGAAATGCAAAGAGCAATTCATATGGAAGATGTTATAATTAAATCAGCAAGATTATTAGGTGAATTAAAAACATTCGTTACTGTTGCCGGAAATAGAGTTGCTGACCATAAACGTAGTTTCCATGATGACTCAATTATGGGATTAGCAACTGGTTTATATGTTTTGAATTTCGACATGATGCGATTTAAGCAAAGTAAGGGTCAAACAGAAAAAATGTTGAATGCTTTATTAACTAACAACGATGTTAAAGAAAGAGAGTTGAGAGATAAACATATAAAACCAATGATTCCAAGAGATTCTAATCATTCAATGAATCCATATGCTGTACATTCATGGGTGTTTGGTGATTTAGAGAAATACCGTACATAATCTTTATAGTAAATAAAACTATTTATGTAAAAACTAAAAACTTTTCAAATATTTTTTAGTATTTATAAAAAAGTATAAAATTTTATAAAATGGCAGATAACGAAAAAAACAAAGGTACTATATATCAACAATTAAACAGTATGTTGAATTTAGATGGATTTGGATTTGAGAATCCGGAATCTATGTCAACAACACCACAACCTCAACAAAAAATTTTAATTAAAGGTAATAGTCCTGAAGAAATCCATCGTAAAGGATTAGAGTTAGAGCAGAAAAGAGCTTTACAGGATAAATTTTCAAGAACTACCGATAGAGGTTTTCAAAAAGCCTTACAATATGAAGCAGCACGACTTCCTGCATACATTGATTATGAAGGAATGGAATATTATCCAATTATTAGTAGTGCTTTAGATTTGTTCATGGAAGAATGTACCACAATCGGTATTAATGGTAAAATGCTAAATATTTATTCAAATAAAGAAAGAATAAAGTTACTTTTAGAGGAATTCTTTTATGATATTGTAAACGTTAACGTAAACCTTCCGTTCTGGACAAGAAATTTGGTAAAATATGGTGATAACTTCGTATTATTATATGGAGAAAGAAAAAAAGGTATTACTCACGTAAAACAAATGGTTAACTATGAAATAGAACGTTTCGAACGAGTTCAAAACGGTAAACCACTTGTTAAATTTAAAGAAAGAATGACTGGTGATGAATTCAATGCTTTTGAAATTGCTCATTTTAGGTTATTGGGTGATGACAAGTACTTACCATATGGTTCATCAATATTAAATAAAATTCGTAGAGTTTTTAGACAGTTAGTTATGGCAGAAGATGCTATGTTAACTTATCGTATTATTAGAGCAGGGGAGAAGAAAGTTTTTAAAATTGACGTAGGTAATATGGATGAAGATGATATTGAAGAATACATCTACAAAGTAGCTACCAAGTTTAAGAAAATGTCATCTGTTAATCCAAATGATGGACAAATTGATTATAGGTTCAACATATTGGGTAATGATGAAGATTATTTCTTACCTGTACGAAACTCAAATACACAAACTGGTATTGATACATTACCGGGAGCATCGAATTTAGATGCTATTCAAGACATCGAATACTTACGTGACAACCTGTTTATTGGATTGGGTGTACCCAAGCCATTCCTATCGTTTCAAGACGCTGCAGGTGGTGGTAAAAACATGGCACAGTTTGACATTAGATTTGCTAAGAAGATTAATAGAATTCAACAAGCAATAATTCAAGAATTAAATAAGATGGCTATGATTCATCTTTATTTAATGGGTTATACTGGTGAAGACTTGGGTGATTTTACTTTAACATTAACCAACCCATCTGTACAACAAGAAATGTTGAAATCTGAATTGTTGCGTGAAAAAGCACAAACTTATACCGAATTAACTCGTGGTGAAGGTGGTATTGCTGCAATGTCACATACAATGGCACAACGTCTTGTATTTAACATGACTGATAGAGAAATTGTTGAAAACTTCAAACAACAGAAAATGGAGAAAATTGTAATGCAAGAATTAGCAGATGCACCAGCTAAAATAAAAAGAACTGGATTGTTTGCAGATATAGATAAAAAATATGGTGTGATTGCCGATGATGATGTACCACCAGAAGGTGGAATGCCGGGTGATGAAGGTATGGGTGATTTAGGTGGAGCACCTGATATGGGTGGCGGTCCTGCTGCCGGAGCACCACCAACGGGTGATATTCCTTCACCCGCAGCAGGTGGTGGAGAACCTATGATGGAAAATGAAGATTTTAATAATTATTTAACAAAAATGGTTTATGGTAGTAATGCTGATAATAATCAAACCAGTATTGATACGAGAAGAAAAATCATTAATGAAAACAATAAATTAAATGAAACATTAAATTCTCAAGCTCAAAATATGGTAACAGAAATCGATGATTTGTTAAAAAAAGGTGAAAGTTTAAATAAATCTAATACTACTAATTATGGTGAAGATATTGATTTTGAGAACATTAATGATTTAGATTTAGACGATGAAAAAAACTAAACAATAAAAATTATATAAAATTATCATTTATAGTAAATTGCAGTATTTATAATAAATTGGGTATATCACATGAAAAGTATTAATATCGGAATAGTTAATTTAGTAGTTTCGAATAGTTTAAAGGAATCATACTTTAACGATAAGTATATTAATGAGTCAAAAACGTTAGTTAGTGATTTCATTAATGTAGTGAAAAATTCACCAATTCTACAATTGGAATTTAAGGTGTTTGATAATATTGAAAACAAACACATTGAAAATGAATTGATGGCTACTCGTTATATTGATAATAACATTAAACTATTTGAAGTATATACTATCAATGAAATTTTAAACGAAAGAAAAAAACTAAATCGTTTTGTTGGTGAAAATCAAATACCGGACAATAGTAAAACTAAATTGTATGAAGCGATTGATGTATTAATTCGTGAATCAATAAATGATTATGATAAAATAGATGTTGATGAAATGCACGAATCATTTACACACGTTTTAAATCATGTGAGAAAACCAAAACAATTGAATGAAAGTTCTGAAACAGATTTTGAAGAAATTACTGAAGAAATTTTAGAAATTGCGATAAAGAAGTTTAATGAAAGATATGATGTCTTAACTGAAGACGATAGAAGTTTATTGAATACTTTAGTACAATCCGATGATACCCAAAAATTGGAATTACTTGAAACATATAAAAATGAAACATTAATGTCATTAAATAAAATGAGTAATAGTAGCACTGAAGAAGGAATACAGAAAGCAATTCAAAGAATCAAAGAAATGACATATGGTGTTGGTTCAAATAATTTTAAACAAAGAATTGATGAAGATATAATCAAACTACATGAACTGAAGAAGGATTTACTATAAGTAGAAAAGGCATCGAAATCGATGCCTTTTTTTATGCCAATGGTCTTGATAAATTCTGTAACATATGAATTAATTCCGGTTGAGGATGTACATCGGATTTATCTGGTCTATATGATGTGTGTGACCAAATACCGGGTTCAGTATCTAATGCTCTTGGGTCGGGTTTCCACTGATTATTTTCAATAATTCCCCACATATCCTGACCCTTATAATCTAAATCGATATTTCTATATTTTTTTGCAACAGTTTCAATTATTAATTTAGTTGCATTTATTTGTTCTTGTGTGTATTTCTCAAATGCTTTAAATCCGTGATAACCACCAATATCATTATATTGTGGGTAAAAAATAATTTTATTATCTGGAATAGGATTTGCTCTGGTATTAGGTACTTGTTTTTGAGTATCACCATCTGTTCGTGCCGGATACCACAAACCATTATCTGCTTGCAATAATCCACCCCAACTACTTAACTCAATACCAATACTATTTTTTTGTAACAAAGAATTATTACTGTGACTTGTTCCTATATGAAATGCCCAATAATCAGTCATAAATAATTGATAAATAAAACCTGCTCTACTAACAATAAATGCAGTTGCAATTTTTTCACCCTTAGTCTGCCACCAACCCACATCACCAGCAACATTATCACCACTAACTGTATGATGTAATACAATTTGTGTTTTATTTACTGTTTTAGGTGTTCTATTATAATCCTTTTCCGGGAAAAAAATAAATCTATAACCAATATCCGTTTGTGTTGAAAGGTCTTGGGTTACAGAATCCGATTCAAACTCACTTATATCAAATCCATATTGCTCAGATTCTTTAACATTAGCTAAGAATGGTTGAAAATTTGGATTGGGTTTATATACATCATTTTCATCAAACAAATTATTATAACCAAAATAAAATAAATTTTCATTTGTTCCACCAACGTTTATTGGGTCTGGTTTGGGTCTACTTCCGTTTGATTTACCAAATTTTTGATTTAATTTATTGGTTTTATCAGCTAAACAAATGAAAATTTTCAATACATAATTTACACCTTCAACATGATAATCATTACCTCTTCTCTTTGCCTTTTCAATTGCACCACTATACGTTTTATCAGCAAATGATGCTCCACGATTATAACAAAACAATGATGTGCTTGCTAAATTATTACATCTACTACTAATATGTTTCATGTATTTAAACTGTGCCCTAATCATTACATCCGGATTATCAATTATGTTCTGATGTAGAATTGGTCGATTATATCTAGCATCACCATTATTTTCACTATTTACCCGATACGAATTTAATAAAGACGGATTTTTTAATCCATTTGTTATTTTATTAATATCTTCTTGGTCTCTTGCCGTAATACGTCTTCTCATATTTAACACAACCACATCATAAACAGTTTGCATTATAAATTGACTAATTCCTGATGCAGTACTACCATTAGCAACATAAGCCCACATAATAAAATTAGACTCTATATATGCTTGTGCTACTAATATATTTGCATCTAAATTATATTCGGCAGCATATTTTTCATACCAAAAAATAATAGCTTCTGCTAATTCACTTGAATTTTGAATTAGTTTATTGGGGTCGTTTGAGTTAGGGTCTTTGATATTACATTGCCAAACTTTTGAACGACTAACTGAACTATATGGTAATGGTGTGGTTCTTTTACCTGACAATAAGCCATTACCACCAGCAGCACAAACACCACGTATAAAATCTTTACCTTGTTCGGTAATTTTTAAATTAACTACATTTCTACTCATTTTTCCTCAATTTTTTGCTCATACATTGAATAAAATTTAGCTTCGTCAGGATTTGTATTAGCACCACCACCCAATGTTACAGTATTTTGTGATGCCATACCAGCATTAGAAGATTCAGTTGCTCCTTCATCAAATCCAAATATCGATGCCGGATTAGTTACTCTCGGTATAGGATATTTTAATATTTTAGTACCTGTAAAACTAGTGTGTATTTTATTTGGTACTATTTCATGTTCAACACTTAAAATTAGATAAGCACCATTATATAGTGGGACGTTTTCTAATTGAAAATACTGTGTTGGTTGTATCATCATATTACCCAATCCACTTATTGTTGCACTATATGCACGATTCTCATATAGGTTATATAAGTTCTGACCTTTAGGTATTGGTGCATTTGCTCTGTGGTCACCAGCTATTCTTGATAAAATTTGTATAGATTCGTTGGTTTCTGGAAATTCCTTACTATCAATTTTCATGTCTTTAAACATTGATTGATTTTGTTGAGCAAATCTAACTCTAAATGCTCGAACATCACCCCAAGGAAATTTTCTATTACCAGCTTTCTGATTGTCTCTTTCAGGATTATCTTGTACATCATCTGATTTTACAAAATCTTTACCCAATCCCGGTCCGGTCAAATCAACAATTCCGTCTTCAGTAAAATTTTTATATCTACTAATACCTGTGATATAGCTTGATGAACCACCAATATACATACAAACAAAATTAGGTGAACTATCAATCCTACCACTATCATCTATTTTAAATGAATCTTCCCATGCATTATTCGCTTCAAAACTCATGAAATTTTGAAGTGGGAAAAATTCAAATCCATTTGCCGATAACAACTGAGACAAGACACCATATAGTGAAACATTCGGGTCATCCATCAAATCAACCAATACTTCCGGGTTTATTATAGTATCACCAGCAGGATTCATTGCTCTATCAACAAAGGCGAACAAATCAATCAATCTACCACTTTCATCATTATACGTAAAACCACTTACATTTCTGTTAGGTGGGTTTGTCAACCATTTATCGTTTATGTTTTTAAATGAATAATATGTTTGGTTTATAATATCCACATCATCTGATAAGTTTCTTAATTCGTTTTGTCTATCAGTTTCAGCATCTTCAATATCATCTAAACTATTTGCTAATTTATTAAAAAATGCTTCAAAATATGCACTGTAATTATTACTTGAATTACTCATTGACGTATATAGTGTTGGTGATTGACTATTTGGTTTAAATGTTATTTCACTGTCAATTAATAAATAATTACTTTCAAGTAATGGTTTCATTATTAAATTAAAATGTGTACCATTATCCGGACTCAGTAATTCTTCAAGTAATTTAATATATTTTCCTTTTAATTCATTAACTCTATCTACACCTGTTCTTTTCGTTGAGGTTATTTCATTTTTCTTTAAAATAAACTCATCATATAAGGCTTCAAAATTCACCAACAAATCATCTAAAAAATTCCTACTAATAAAATCATCATATGCTTTTCTAAATAAGTTCTTATCTTTTAATGATAAAGAATTTTTTATATCAACAATATCTGCAAAAATAAAAAATCCACCACTATTAAAAAATTTACCTTCACCATTAACAAAGAAATTATATAATTTACCATACATTGAATTAGGGTCAATTTCTTGTCCTTCTCCCGGAACATCTATATCAACCAATGCACCAATATATGCTGCAACAAATCTTGGCAATTGTATGACTGATGGTGTTGAAAATATTGTTGTATTATAATCGTTCGGAAATCTATTAAATGGACTATTTGTATAACCAAAATTAGACAACAATATTATTGATGCGAATTTTTTATCTGTTGGGTTAGATAATATCGGATATACTTTTTCAAAATTGGTGATATCATCTACTTCACCAATAATTGGTAGTGTATCCACCCAACTCTGCATAATACTCTGAAAATCATCTAGTTTATCTTTATCACTTCTTGCACCCCTAGTAGCATCCAAAATTGCTTTATTACCATTATATTCATTTGTTAGTGGATTAATTGTAATAATATCATTAATTAAACTAATTTTATTTCTTCTTCTACTAAGATGTTTACCAGATAAATTATATGTTGTATTATCTGGAAGTCCATCACCACTTGTAGCAATACCTCTTTGACCCATCCAAATATCTCTATCTGTTGATACATATCTGGTTTTATAATTAACATTACCCACACTACCGTCTTCCTCACCATCTTTAATATAAAAAAGGTTTTCTTCTAAATATCCAAACCTTTCATCTGGATTACCATCATCCCAAAATTTTAGTTTGTTCCACCAACTTCTTTTTATTTCATTTCTAAATTCATAAATTGGTCTGTTTGGGTCTTTATTTTCATCGCTAACAACTTTATCAATGGCTTGTGTAACACTAAAACTTCTACCTAATATTAAAAAACAACCTTCGTAATTGCTATTGTTTTTATTCACATAAATGTTTTTATCAGATAATAAATAATCACGAAATTCAACATTACTTCCTGTAGCACCAGCATCTGTTCTTAGATTATATATTTGGTTGAAATTACTATTCGCATATCTATTAAAATCCTCTACGTTTGAACTATTATATCTATTAGCAAATCTTTTTAAAAGATTGCGTAATTCTTCATTACGTATTGCTGAACCTATATTAAGTGCTTCAGACTCTGCAAATAATTTAACCAATGCTGCACTTCTACCATTAGTATTTGTTATTGATTCTTCATATGATTCTGGTAATACAAATTGTGTTAATATATAAAATCTTTTTATAGCAATGTTCATTATTTGAGAAATTTTATCTTCCCCACTTGAATTAGCTAAAGCATTAACTCCATCAATTCCAAGATATGGTGAACTTACATTCGTTGAATATAATTTAGAATCAAATGGTGCTATTGGAATCCAAACAAATGTTCCATCAACATTTTGAGTCATTCTTAAATTTAATTGTCTAGTAATATCACTTTGATATTTGAAACTATCAATAAATCTCTGTATTAAAGTTAATTCCGGGAATTGATTTCCAGCACCTAAACTATCACTAATTTTTATAGGTGCAACTCTTTCTTCTCTAGTTACACCATCACGATTAACTTTATCAATAACCAACGGAAACGAATATATGTTAATGTCAGGAACATTAGAATTCGCACCGATATCCCTATAATAATCACTATTAATAATTAAATTTTTAATGTCTAAGTTGTTGTGATGATTATATGCATCTTTTGAATATCTTCTTAGAATATTAAACATTTTATCAACATCATTCAATATAATTTTAAATACATTATATACTGTTGGTATCATACCTAATTCTTCCAAAATCATAGTATTGATTTTAGTATTAAGTCTTGATATTACACCTCCTTTATCGTCACGAATTTTAGCTAATTCTTTATAGAAGAAAGTATAAATTTCGGTTATATCTAATACAGCATATATGTAAACATTTTCTTCATCATAACCATCCAAACCATAACTTGTTCTTATTGCTGTTGGTTTTTTTATTAAATTCTTAATCATGTTTTCGTTACGATTTCTAACACTATTACTAGCATTTAATATTAACGATTCACGAAATTCATCTAATAATTTCAATTGTGCATTTACTCTTCTTGCATATGATATTGATATATCTGGATATCTATTCGTCCAAATAGTTGGTGGGGATGTTGTATCGTCATCTTCTATTTCAGCAAAAATATTACCTACGTTATAAGCAATATATAATCTTGTTGGTGAATCTGCGCCAACACCTGTTCTTTGTTCATTTAATATTATTTGATTATATTCACTAATACCAGAATTAAGTTTTCTGTATTTTTGAATATCTTCTTTTAACTCAATATTTTCTTCACTATCATCTTCAATTAAAAATATTGGGGTTTTAGTGCCACTATTTAATGTTGGATTATCTAATGATGTGATTAATTGATTTAATGTTTGTTGGTATGCTTCATCATTTCTTCTTATTTCATCATAAAAATCATTATCTGTATCAGTTTCTCTAAATTTAGCATCAGCATTTAATAATTTTTTTACTTTGGTGATTAAATCGTATGTGTTTATTGGTGCTTTTTTCGAATCCGGGTCGATTTTTTCACCATTTATTAATGGGAAATTAATTACATATCTAAATAGAATATCAGCTAATGGTGCAAAAGTTAATGCAACAAATTGTGCATCAATATGAAAATTACCATTATCTGATTTAAAATCTGTTGTGTATTTTACTAAATGTAAATCATATGAAACTGCTTTACCGTAATAACCCTTTACTGTTAACCTAAAAATTGGTGGTGGGAAGTCGAATAATATTCGATATGGTGAATCTTCACCATCCGGTTGATTATTAAAAAATGACAAACCCCTTACATCAATAAAATTTATATTTACTTGCGGTATAAATGATGAGTTTATTGTTATTTTAATACTTTCTATACCAAAACTTTCATAATTTTTTCTATTTCCGGTACTTCCATCATAATAATTAGTGGTAAACATTCCATAATCCGGACTGTCTTTATCTTGATTAAAACCCATCATGTTAACTGTGATGCTTTCATCAGTACTAATACCAACACCACTTTCAAAAACTGTTCGCCCTTTTCTTGTAGCTGTTAAATCAGCATATATATGCATTTTTTCATACGGGGGCATTTCATTCACCAAACCATGTTCTAAGTTCACACAGTTAGGGTCTACTAAAACAACATTTCCATTGGTTACTACACAGCCATCGTTACTTATCATATTAAAATTTTATTATAAATACATTAGATAAGGAAATCTAAGTATAATTAATTATTCAAAACTATTTATGTTTAAAGATTTATATTGGTAAACTACTAATGTAGTAATAATTTCCGTTAATTAAAAGTATTTATAATAAAATGAAATAAAATGAGTAGAATTTTACAGGCAGGTGAAACCGGATTCGGTATTTTGATTGAGCATGATGCTGGTTACGTTAAAAGTGATTTAAATACAAACGTAATAAATGAAGGTTTTGAATTAAAAGAAAATGAACCTGTTTTAATTAACTGCATATTACAAAAATGGGGTGTAAAAAACAAAAATGGTAGAATATACCCTAAAGAAATATTAATGGCTCAGGTAAATGAATACGAGAAGTTAATTCAAGGTAATTCAGCAGTATCTGAAGCCGACCATCCGGATTCATCAATAATTTCATTAAATAATATCTCACACATGATTACAAAAATGTGGTGGGGTAAAGGTGATGATGAAAATGTTTTATATGGTCAAATAAAATTAATTGTAAGTCCCGGTTTTATTAGATACGGTGTTGTTTCAGTAATTGGTGATAAAATAATTCTTTATTTAATGAATAAAATTCGCTTAGGTATTTCAAGTCGTGGCGTAGGTTCGTTAAAAGAATTAAACGGTGAGAATTTAGTTCAGGATGATTTTGAATTAATTGGTTTTGACTTAGTTGCAACACCGAGTACACCCGGTGCATACTTATTTCCAAGCACTAAATCAAGTGTTAGTTTTGGAGAAAATTATACGAAGAAAAATGGTGTTTATTTAAAAGAAGAGGATGAAAAAATAATAAATGCGGTGAACAAGTTTGTTTTGTAAAAATCACAATATAGTCAAAAATTATCTAAAATACAAGTTTTTTTAGTGATTTTTACAAAAAATTATACTTTTTCTTTTAGAAAACGTATTTATATAAAAATTATAGTATTAGATACGGAATTTTGAAACATGGAAAAAAATAATAATAAATCAATACTTAAAGATGCTTTGAGTGATTATAATCAAATCATGGAAGCAGCAAAAGCTAATGCTACTAAAAAATTAGCAGAGCAATTCCCTGAAAAATTTGGTGAGTTACTTAAAGAAGAAATTAAAAATAATAAAAAATCAGTTAAAGAGTCATATAAAAAAGTTGACGAAGTTAAAGAATCTGAAGAAGATATAACTGAACAAAACGAAGAATCTGTTATGGAAAACAACGAAAAAGAGACCAATGAGGTCGTAGAAACTGCTGGTAAAGGCAAGCCATTTACAAATGAAAAGGGTGGTAAAGGAAGTGAAGACCAACCTTTTGATGAAAAAAATAAAGGTAAAAAGGGTGGAGATGACCAACCTTTTAAAGAAAAACCAAAATCAAATACGATGAAAAAAGTAAATGAAGAACGTGATAAAGATTTTATGGGTGACCTTGAATCAGAAACTCCGAACAAAGAAAAAGACGAGAAAATGAAAAAAGGTAACGCTTATAAAGATAGTCCAGTTTCACCTTCTTCTGGTAAACCTATGTCAGATTTAAAAGAAGATGTTGACCTTACAGGTGCTGACTCTAGTACTTTAGGTTCTGCTATTGAAGGTGCTGATGCTGACGATGATTTCAATGTAATTACAATGGATGATATCGAAAGAGAAATTGCTGAAATGGAAGAACTTAACACGAACCTTTCAAGTCTTGAAGAAGAAGATAGTGGTGATATTATGTCACAATTAAGTGAACTACAAGAAAAATTGAACGGTATTATGGGTAATCTAGGTGTTAGCGAACAAAAAAGACAAGCTGGTGCGCAAAATTTTGCAGCTAGAGAAAAAATGGGTAAGCCCGGTGGACATGCTGGTATGGATACTCAACTAATCGATGAAGACGATGTTGTAGAACAACGTAATCATGGTGGTAGACAATCTATTCCGGGACGTGAAAGCGGTGGTCCTACTCAATCAATGCTTGATGAAGAAGACTTCAATATTTCTGATGAAGAAATTGATGCTATTTTAAGTCAAGATAAAGGTGGTAATGAATTTGATGTTGATGAAACTATGCAACACACAATTACTCATTCAAATGCAAGACAAACTGGTGCTCAAAACCATACAAACTATGGTAAGGAAAACAGATTGCGTCATGCAATGAGAGAAGGTAGTGATAAAAAAGTTCAGGGTTTGATTAACGAAAACAAAAAGTTAATTAAAAAAGTTAATGAAACTAAAAAATACAGAGAATCTGTTACCAATCTAGTTGAGAGCTATAAAAGCGCACTCGAAAAATATAGGAATCAGTTGAAGGAAATGGCGGTTTTCAACACTAATTTGGCTCACGTCAATAATTTATTAGTGAACGAAGAATTGGCATTAACTCAGGATGATAAAGTTAAAATTATTAACGAATTTAAAGTAGTTAATACTATTACTGCTTCACAAGACAAGTACAAATCTTTCCTTACTGAAATGAAAAAAAGTAGAAAAACAATAAGTGAAAGTGTTGAAGATAAAGTGAATACCTCAATCCAATCATCTTCAAAAAATAAACTTGACGAAGTAGTTGAAAAAACAGCATACGAAAACAACGACCATATCGATAAAATGAAAAAATTGATTGAGTACGTTGAAAATAGAGGAAATAAAAAAATAATTTAATTTATAAAATAAAAAATTTAATATTATGGGATTTTTAACCGAAAGCGCAGATGTTGGTAACATTGGTTTGAAACAATTGCGTGAACAAAGAGAAGTAACTACAAACCGTTGGGAAAAAATAGGTTTGTTAGAAGGATTAGAAGGTAACGTGAAAGAAAACTGTGCGCAGTTATTCGAAAACCAGTTATCTTATATGATTAACGAGTCTA